GCAAGAAACTTTCGGTTCGGTGGGATGACCGCACCGCTCGCAAGCGCTGGGATCTCGTTATACACAGGCGCATTGCCGTCTAAGCTCTGCGCCGCCACGCGACGGCTGCGCGCCGGTGCCTTTGTTGATACGCGCGTACCGGTAAAACCGGACGTTGCTTTTCTGACTTTGGAATCGTCCACACTATCAACGAAGAATTTGAGCGCAAGGCCAATCGCCGCCGAGATGATGAACGCCGTACCGGCGCTGACGATGCCCAGCGCCGCAAGGCCAACGCCGAGAACACCGGCCAGCAGTCCAAGAAGTACGCTGCGCCCGATGCTGACAAGCCGCTGCGTGCCCTTCTTCGGGTCTTTGCGGACGCTGTAAATGCTCAGTCCGAGAATCAGGCCTAATCCCATGCCGACGACTGTACCGACGCCCGGTGTCACGATAGAGCCGATAACAGCGCCAAGCAGCGCGCACAGCACGACGATCAACTCGGAAAGAAGCTGCGATTTGCCGCCGTGTTCCTCGTCTCCCTCTGCAAAGCCGGTGAGATAGAGGCCGAGGATCGCACCTAGGCTGAAACCGGCCACGCCGCCGGTGATGCCAAGAAACACACTGCCGAGCAGCGCACCGAGCAAAGCCGTGATAACCACGATCCATGCATCCTCTGCGTCCATCTCGGTTTTCCATGTTTCGGGGTCAAGGCCCACAAGGTACAGCCCCAGCAACACACCGAGGGATAAGCCGATGACGCCGCCTGTGATGCCGCCGAACGCCGCGCCGAGCGTTGCACCGAGCAGCGCCATTAAAACGGTCAGCCATGTTGCCTTGCTCTTGGGGATAACTTTCTTGTCAAAGCTCCATTTTAGGTCATCCACGACGATCTCAAGCCCCGCGCGGATGGTCTTAAAGATATCATTGATCTTCTGGAACACCTTGTCGAGCTTTTCCATCATGGGCCCTTCGTCAAAATCAAAGTCCGGCGCAATGGCGGATGCTCCGCCGCCAACGGACGTTGTCGTGCTGAGTTTGTTGATCTCATCGAACGCCGCGAGCGCGTCTGTCGCTTCCTTTGCCGCCTTGCCGGTCGCGTCAATGGCGGCAGCTTCTTTGTAGAGGTTTTTGCCCGATGCCTCCATGCTCTTCTTTGACTTACCGCTCAGAATCGAAATGATCGTCACGATCTCCGACACAATGGCCGCAAGCAGATTCATTAGCCACGTCAGCGCCGGAATGAGTACGTCCATCAAAGGCGCGGCCAGCGTCAGCAGCGCACCTTTGAGGCGGGCAAAAGCGTCGGATGCCTCTGCGCTGGTCGCAATAGCCGCCTTGATCTGCTTGCGTAGCGCCGTGAGCGCCGCCGTGATGACTGAGAATACAAGCATAGAGCGCGCTAAACTCTTGACCTGATCTCTGAAACGCGCGGCATACTGGCCCGCTTTGGCAAGCGCGGAATTCTCCGCCTCGCGCTCCCTGCGTTCCTGCTCCGTATTAGCGATCAACTCACCGGCAGCGACTTTTGCTTTATCGAGCTTTACCGTCATGCTGTTGATGTTGGCGGTCGTCTCTTCGTAAGCAGCCGAAAGCGTTTTGACCTCCTTCGTCTGCGTGTGCAAAAGCTCCTCCTGCTGTTTGAGCTCCGCCTCCGCAGCGGCGCGGCGGTCGAGCACTTGCGTCTGATACTCGTTCTGTGTAAAGCCCTGTTTTTGGATCCATTCGCGGTCGTTCAGCCGTTCGACTTCCTTTCGCAGCATCTTCACGCGTTCCTCAGTAGCTTTCGCTGCCTGAGATGCGGCGTCAAGCTGCTTTTCAAGGTTCATCTTATTGCCCGTTTCCTTTTCAAGCTTGCTGTTCAGTTCGGATATCTCGTCACGCAGCTTGCTCAGTTTCTTTTGTGCTTTGGTCGAATCCAAATCACAAGAGAAAATCACACTGCCGTCAGCATTCGCCATTTAATCACTCCTTCCCCAATTTCAACCAAGTCGAAATGGTGGTCTCTTCTTCCTGGCTGAGCTTATTTTTTATGTTCACGAGGTCGCTGTTGCGGCGGTACCATTCGCGTTCGTCCTTTTCGAGCGTCTTTCCTCGTGCTTTTTTGTCTCTGATGCGCACGACCTGAGCAAAGGTGCAGTCCCCGAGATCGTTATACGCACCGAGGAACGTCCACCAATGGACGCCCCCGGTGTTGGTCTCCGCATCATAAGGGATCTCGCGGATATCTCGTCCGAATACTCGGTTGATGGGCGGGAGGATCAACGGATAGTCCTGCTCCCAGTCAACCAGCTTCGGCGATTTCTTCTTGTCCGCCTCCTGTCCGCCGTTCTGGAACCATGTAAAACGGTCTACAGCTTCCTGCAAATGCTGCGGCGGGATATCCTCAGGCGAGACATAGAACATCTGCAAGATGCCCTCTGCGCGGTCAGTGCCGCTCAAATCAGGATCACTCAGCATTACGAAGATATCGAGGATAACGCGAAAGTCCGTGCGGATCTCATAGCTCTCTCCGCCGATCTCGACGGAAGTAGGCAAGCCCCAATTCATCGGCGATACTTTGCCGTGTACTTCTGAATGCGCGGATTCGTGGCTTTCTGCTCACGAGCAAAGGCGCTGTCTGTCTCATCCATCAGCGCAAGCAGGAAATTTGTCCATACATGCAGGCCGTCCGCCATCGCATAAAGGTTCATGCTGCCAAAGATGCTGTCACATACCGGCTCTTCAAAAAGACCGTCGATGATCTCGCGCATCTCCTTGTCGCGGCGGTCGGCAATGTTGAAAATCTCAACGCGGTCGCCGCACTTCTGCACCTCATCTGCGTATTTATCCTGCTTCTTGTCCAGTGTGTCAAACGCGTTGTAAAGACGCTGGATAAATGCGCCGTCAGTCGGGTTGAATCGAATGATCACATCGCCCTTAACGCCGTGAACGGTGTATTCCTGCACACCGTTCGCAAAACTAAGTTCCATATTTATCTCTCCTTAAATTTGTTTTCAGGAAGCTTTGTATCAGAATGTTGATCTCTGCCGCTTATCGAAAATCAGAAGTTCTCCACGGCCTCGCCCGCGAGATCGTCCCATTTTTCGCTCATGCTGACAATTACACCGGGCGATTTGCGCCGGTAGCCGTCCCCGTCGCCGCAACTGTCAGAAATTGCCGAAATGCTATCCCATGCCCGCATGACTGCGCCCTCCCCGCTCTGGCAGTCAAGAGCGATAGCGTTAAGGGCTGCGGCCTCTCGGCGGCTGTCCGTAGTCTTTGCGGCTTCGGCTGCGTAGTGACCAACTAACTTTAACATGGTGTGGTTGCTGTCAAATCTCTCCATGAACGCGGAGTAATCAGCCGAGGAAAGAACGCCGGTTTTCATCAGCTCAAGGGCGTTATTGTCGATTGCGTCAGGGTTTGCAATATTGGCGGCGCGCACTGCCTGTTCCAGCTCGGCGCGGATCGTGCGGCGCGTGGCCTTGAAGTTGTCCCAAACGCGGGCGCTCACCTCGTTAAAGGTGGCTTCTGCGTCATGCAGCTTTA